AATACTTTCATTTGAAATAAACTTAAGCCAAGTTTCAAAAAATCTAATTACAGTATATCTTGTATCAACATAAAAAGTTAAATCTATTCTATCATCATAAATTCTACGATATGCATGTCTTTCAGTTACACCAGTATAATCATTATTAATCTCAAGAGTTGCTAAAGAGGATCCAGGTAAAGTTGCCTCACAGCAAGCAAGTTGTAAATCATTTTGAATCCCAGAAAAGATTATCCCATTCGTACCCATAATTGATTTAACGGGATCTGGAATAGAAAGAAAAAGTTCATAATGAGAAGTTGTTGCGGGCTGCAATAATGAACTTTTTATATCAGATATTTTTCTAGGTTTTGGCGTAGAGATTGCCATCTATAAATACTTTTTGATCGTATATATTATGTAGCAGGGATAATGGGAGAAAGTATTAAGAGTAAATACAAACCATCATATCCAGAAAAATACAAAGGAGACGCTTCCAATATAATTTGCAGAAGCAATTGGGAAAGAAAGTTTTGTTATTGGTGTGATCATAATCCAAGTATAATTTCTTGGGCATCAGAAGAATTTTGTGTTCCTTATGTATCTCCTGTTGATGGTAAAGTTCATAGATATTTTCCAGATTACCTAATTAAAATTAAAGAAACCTCTGGAGAAATTAAAAATTATGTAATTGAAGTGAAACCAAAAAAACAAACTCTTCCACCAAAACAAAGATCAAGGGTTACAAAATCATATCTATACGAATGCAAAACTTATGCAGTAAATCAGGCAAAGTGGAATGCAGTTAAAGAATGGTGTGCGGATAGACTATTAGAATTTAAAATAATCACAGAAGAAGAGTTATTCTAATGGCGGAAGGTTTTGGGCAATATCTAGGCGTACCTCCAAGAATGAGGGAACTGAAAAAAAGAATTGAAAGAGCAGGAACTGCTGATTCTGAAGATTTGATGATAATTATTATAGATGTACTAAAGGAAGAAGCAATATACCCAGAAGTAGGAAAATTTTATACCTTTATCTACAATGCAAAAACTCCAGGTCTTAGGTATGATCAACATCCATTAATTGCCTGCACATCAATAGAACCGTGGGGATTTAGAGGTATTAATTTTCATTGGAGAAAATATCGACAATACACTTGGCAAGAAGTTGCAGGAAAACTCCACGTAGTAAGATATGAAGAATTTGATGAAATGCTTTCTATACCTTATGCAAAATTCCTTACTAAATAAATAAGAAATTCCCATTATAAATGTCTCATACTCTACAAAAAATTGAGATGCTTATTGCCACTAAAAATGGGAGGAAATTTTAATGGCAACAACAAAATTAATAGAAAGCAAACCTACAATTACAAAAGTTGGATCTCAAGGAACTCCATTGGAGTATTATGTCCAAACACAGTATCAAGTAGATAATAATGGAAAACTAATTCCAGGAACTCAAAAATCATATATTGCTTATAATAATTCTACAATTCCTCTTGTAAAAAACTGGATTCAAGCAGCGGAAACTTCTAATGGAGGAGCAAGCTGGACCTTTAAAAACGGGATAGATGGAAAACCAATTTTTGGTGTAGATGCTCAAAGATCTTTAAAGGAGGGTGCTTTAAAAGCAGACACCCAAAAAGCAATTAAATCTTCTGCGCAAAACGCAGCACAACCACTATCAAACCAAGACCAAAATCAGTTGGCAGTAAGTGCAAAAAATCAAGCACCAGACGCGGTAAATGCAGAAGAATCACAAGCATCTCTATCAGATATAACCTCAAAAGAAACTGAAGGTCTATCAAGGTCTTCTTTCCCAAAAAATTTAAGATATCCTGCAGATCTTCAAATTGCTCAGCAAGATGTAATTAAATTCAATATGCTAAAATATTCTCCAAGAAAATTTAAAAGTGGAGAAGGAACAATAAACCCAATTCAAGAAAGAAGAGGAATTACAGATCAATTAATCATTGGAAGTGTTTTTCTTCCAATACCAGGAGGAATTTCAGACACAAACTCTGTAACTTGGGGAAGCGATACGATGGACCCGATTCAGTCAGCACTTGCAAATGTTGCTTTAAGTGCAATCGGAGGTGGAGGAAGCGCAGGTGCCAATGCAGCTGCTGGATCAGTTGAAGATACTGCAAATCAAGCAGCAGATGCAAAAACTTGGGTACAAAATTATTTTGCTCAGGCCGCAACTGGAACAACCAATTTACTAGCAAGAACTCAAGGTGCAATAACAAATCCAAATATGGAGTTGCTATTCTCAGGACCAACATTAAGACCTTTCACATTTAACTTCAAACTATCTGCAAGAGGTACTAAAGACAGAGATGAAATTCGTCAGATTATAAGATTTTTTAAACAAGGAATGGCAGTCCAGAGAACACAATCTCAACTCTTCCTAAAAGCACCACATACATTCAAAATACAGTATCTACATAAAGACAAAGACCATCAGTATTTAAATTTAATTAAAGAGTGTGCATTACAATCATTTACAGTAAATTATACGCCAGAAGGAAATTATATGACCTTTGCAGATGGTCTAATGACTTCTTATGAAATATCAATGCAGTTCCAAGAACTTGAACCAGTCTTTAATGATGATTATTCGAAGTTAGATCAAGACAAAGATACAGTAATAGGTTACTAAAATGGCAAACGAGTACTTTAGAAAAGTTCCAGATTTAGAATATGTAAATAGACTTCCAAATTCTAAGATTGGAGACTATATTCAAGTCAAAAACTTTTTTAAAAGAGGAAAAATTAGACCTGATATTTTTCAAAATTTAATGTTCTTTGAAAAATATAAAGTAATTGGTGACGATAGACCTGACAATGTAGCATACAAATTTTATGGTGATGCTAATTTAGATTGGATTGTTCTAATTTCCAATAATATTCTCAGCATACAAACCGAATGGCCATTAACTCAAAATTCATTTGACCAATACTTATTTGAAAAATATAAAATTTCAGGAGATACTGAGACAGATACTTACAATAGAATCTATAATGGAATACATCATTATGAAACTGTTAATGCAACTAATTCTTCTGGAACAATTTTAGTGAAAGAAGGATTGTGGGTAGATGAAAATTATTCTCTCACTTACTATGATGAATTAATTTCAGCGTATTCTACAATATATCCAGTTGCCCCAATTACAAACTATGAGTACGAAGAAAAAATTGAAGACAATAAAAGAAATATATTTTTAATCAAACAAAGATATCTAAACGTTATTATTGATGATATGGATGATATTATGAAATATAAAAAAGGTTCCAGTCAATATAAGACTGAAACCTTAAAAACTGCTGATAATATCAGGATTTATTCATAATCAGTCTTCAACCAATTTTTGGAAATAAGACAGAGCATCGTCCTCATCGTCGTCATCAGATGTAATTTTGGGAAGAGAAGGAGACTTAGAACGAGCATAAGACTGTTCTAGTTCTTCCACAACCCGATCTTGAACTGTTGGAGTCTGAACAAACTCTTCAAGATCATCTTCTTGCTCAATTACTGCGCGAGAACGAGTAGGAGTTGAGTTCTTAAGACCCAGAACCATATTCATACGACGCTCAAGATCTTCATAAGACTTGAATTGGTCAGGAGCAGTGAGAGCAGTTAGAGAATACTCTTTCTTCCAGAGAGTTTCAAGAGCATCATCATCATTCAATAGTGAGGTAACTCGGTCAAATTCAGATTTGTCGTAGTTCCAATACCCATCTTTCTTTACGATTTTGAGTTTGAAGTTAGCACCCTGCCAGAAATCAAAAGGATTGATGGGTTCTTCATCCTCAAATTCAGGTTGCATTGCTTCCATAATCTTGTCAAAGATTTTCTTACCATACTTGAAGAGGAAGACTTTACCTTCATTTTGAGGATTTGCAGGATCTTTTACAACGTAAATATTGCTATAATAGTTAAGCTTACGTTTTTGCTTACGAACAATTTCTTTATTGGTTTCCGAACCAGTGTTCCAAAGTTCGCGGTTGTATTCACCAAGAGGATCTTTCTGTCCAATAGTAGTTAGACTGTTTTCAATATACCAACCACCAGGACCTTGGAAAGCGTGAGAATACATCTTTGCCCAAGGAAGTTCTTCGCCTTCGGGAGCAGGAAGGAAACGGATTACTGCAGATCCTACTCCGTCTTTCCCCATTTCTGGTTTCCATAGACGGTCATCAGCACCACCCATAGTGGGAGTACTCATCTTCTCTACCTCTTTCACAAGTTTTTGTGTCAGAGATCCAAGAGAAGATTGTTTTTTAAGAGATTCAAATGACATTAGATTACCTTTGTTAATTGTATTTGGCCTTTGTAACTTTGCTTAAGGGATCGTTCAGCCCACTATATTCTACAGGTCAGAGCAAGTTTTGTCAATCTGTTTTTTCATTACCTCAAGAATTTTTGACATATT